TCTTCGTTTCGGTCAAATGATAAGCATTCAAAAGGAATGTTCTTACCGTTTTTACCTTCAATCCAGTAAACGTAGCGTGCAAGAATGTCTCCAACTAAGCGAACTGAGTTGTCTCCTTCCTGGTAAGCGAACGTAGTGATTGATGATTTTTGGGCAGCGCCTTTTGATTTGTTAAATGATAATGCCATTAGTGTTTCTCCTGTGGGACTTCTTCATATAGAAAGTGTAACATATCGTCTTCATCTATATAAAGTAGACTGTTGTCGTTAAAAAGTGACTTATCCATTGGAATATGTAATAAGTCTAGTGTTGTCGTACCATACGCATAATATTCTGCAACAGACCTCAGAGAGGCAAGAGCCATATATTGTGCGATTTCTATATTTGTATGCTTGTAGCGATTAAAAAGTAAAACATCTGGATGAGCTAAAAAAGACGCGCCTTTAAAATCTTTTGTATAGTATTTGTAAATAGGGTCTTTTTTATTTCGAGGAATAAGACCTTCGACCATCATTCTCAAAATGAGAACACAGTCAGAGGGAACACCGTCCGAAATCTCAAATATCTTCTTCCAATCATACAAGAGCATATATTATACCAAAAAATCCAATTAATGTCAAGAACTATTTTTTTAAAGCTGCTTAATGGTGTATCCTTGTTTCATATAATACCCCATCCTGTTCGAGGCCTGCTTCTGAGCTGTTTTGCCCTTTAAGTGGATATCTATAACTACGGGGTCTCTTTTTCCTTCCTGCTTTCGGATGACCCTTCCGATGAGCTGCGTAAGTAGCGGCTCATTGTTAATGGGTGTACCGAGTATAAGGCAGCTAAGTGTATTGACGGATATACCTTCGCTAAAAATTGCTTGAGTTCCGTAAAGAACATTTTTATCTCCATATAAAATCTCATTTACGAGCTTCTCCCTGTCCTCATGTGAGACCTCGCCTGTAACACATACTGCTTTTTCACCAGTCAGTTCGGCGCAGCGTTTCAAAAATTGAACTCGATCGCTGACGACCAGGACTTTATGGCCTCGTGCCGCGTATGCCGCCGCAAGCATTGCTACAGAGTGGCGATACTCATCATTATTTGCAAGAGCATTGATTCTTTTTGCCCAAGGAATATGTGCTCCATCCATAAACCTTATTTCTGACCGATATATTTCAATCGTAGGCGTCATAAAGTTTTCTTTCGGTGGTTTAAATATCTTTTGGCCAAAATAATCTCTAAATACTACATGTTTGCCGTCTTTTCTTTCAATTGTGCCAGATAATCCAATCTTATATCTACAGTAATTTGTATCGAGTAACTTCGAAAAGGTTGGACTTGATACGTGATGCATCTCATCAAGTATGATAGTGCCAAACTCTTTCTTTATCTTGGGAATATTTCGGTATAAAGTCTGAGTATTGCCAATCACGATTGGAGCATCAATTTCAAATTTTCCGCTGCCTATGATGCCTGGTTTAATTCCGTAGACTTTCTCTACCTCTTTTGCCCACTGATTACGAAGTGATACAGTGTGAGTAATTACAAGAGTTTTCTGTCCTAGTTTACCTGCGATAGCTAAACCTGTAAAAGTCTTTCCCCAACTGACCCAAGCGTTTATTATACAATTGTCATCGAGTTCATCGTATACCGCTTGCTGGCTATCCCGTAGAGGGAACTTAAATTGAGGAAAGTCTACAGGCTTCTCTATGCGCTTATCAACTATTTCGTAGTCATCTGGTATGAGATCCATTCTTCCGATTGGTATCGTAACAAGATTTTCTCGCACCCGCTGCAGATTCTTAATCACCTGAGGTGGATCATTTGGATTCTGCGCAGGAATAGTATAGGTTAGTTCTTTTGACAAAACTTCCCTATACTCTTTCGTGCATTCTAAATAAATTCTGTTACTTATGACTGCTTTCAAAATCCAAGATCCGTTTTAGCGATAATATACTCTTTTACAAAGCTACTTCGTACAATGTCTTTAATTTCAAAATCTACAAGATCGAAACTATCCATTGCTTTGAGTACTCTGATAAAGTCCTTTAGTCCATTTTTCTGTAGATCAGCTTGTCGAAAATCTCCGCAGAAAATAACTCGACAGCCTTCTCCAACTCGTGTAATAATTGAGTCGAGCTCATGAAATGACATATTCTGGCATTCATCAATGAGTATTGTAGCGTATCGTAGTGTAACTCCTCGAATAAAAGATGTAGTCATAAAATGAACTAAACCTTTTGCTTTGAGAAGCTCATAAGCATCCCCTCGCTGAAAAAGCTCGATACAAATATCTTTGTAGGGCTCTTCATATACAGAGGATTTTTCTTTTTCTGTTCCTGGAAGAAATCCAATGTCCCGAGTAGATACTGCGCTACGAATAATTACGAGCTTGTTATACTCTTGTTTAATCATATCATCAAAAGCAAGATAGCAAGAGATAAAAGTTTTTCCGGTTCCTGCGACCCCGTGGAGCACTAAATGCTTATTACTCTCAAATGCTTTTAGCTGGTTTGCTGTTAATGGTTCAATTTGCTGCAAATCTAAATTAGCACCTGCTAATGTTTTTGAACGCTTATTAGCCATAATACCTCTTATACTTTTCTTCGAGTGTCTTTTTTCTTTTCTTCAGAATACTCGTATAGTATCCACGGAAGCCCGTGAAAATGCAATACGCCCGCCCAAGTCATTCCTTGCTCTGGCGGGCGTGGTACAGTAAAAGGATGTTTTATATCCTTACACCATATTAAAGAAGCAACTTCCTTTTGCTCCACTTTTATAATTTTGTAATACTTTAGTTGACACATTAAGGTTTTTTCATAGATAAAGGGAGTTCCATTACTATCTATAAAAGTTTTTAAGCTCTGTTTTAATATGCCGTGTAGTGAATCAATTTGTTTATTGAGCTTATAGAGATTTTTATGTGGAGTCTGTATTCTACGAATACCGATACTATCTCCTGGCATATTTTTATCATCTACAAGCTCTCCGTCTATGAACAAAAGGCCGTCACACTTTTCCCAGTCGGAAGATCCAATCTTATAAACAGGAAATCGAATCTTTTTAGCGGTTCTGAAAGTAACTACCATACATCTTTTCGAATTTACCGTTTGAGTAGTCTTCATGAACTATCTCAAAGTCACAGCCAATGGGAGTTCCTGGAATACTACAGCCTCGATCCATTTGTACAAAGTGCTGTAGCTTTTCCATGTAGTGATCTACTTCATCGTCTGGAACCTCTGCAAGAATAGAGTCGTGTACAAGAGCAAAGATACGAGACTTCATCTTGTTCGCACGAATATATGCTTCCATATCAATAGCGCCTAAAAGGTTAATATCGCTAGCAGTAGACTGCACCAAAAAATTAAGACCAGACCTAATGCTATGGCTTTTGATGCCGGCATCAGTGGAATTAACATTTGGAAGCCGTCGCTTCCTACCAAACGATGAATAAATAAACCCATTTTGTTCAATAAACTTTTGATTATCATTAATCCACTGTCTTAGTTTATGAAACTCTTTAAAGTATTCATTAATAACTTCTTGAGCTTCACGCTTGGAAAAGTATTTTCCAGAATCTTTTGTTACCTGCTCACTAATCTTTGCAGGGCCAGCTCCGTACATAATACCGAAAGTTACAGCTTTTGCTGCTTGTCTCTGGGTAGAGTACAGCTCGGCAACTTCTGATACGTCACAAGGAAGTTTAAATACCTTATGAGCAATTGTACTGTGAAAGTTTCCGCCACTACTAAATACATCCATGAGTGCATTATCTTTTGCAAGAACAGCCGCTACATATACCTCTGCTGTTGTTAAGTCCATTGCAACTATTTTATGTCCAGGAGCCGCTTTGATACACCCTTTAACTGCAGGATTATCGCGAGGCAACTGCTGCATATTTAACTTACCGCTAGAACTAAGGCGACCACTAGTGGTACCGTGGAGGTTAAAACCTGTACGAAGCCTAGAATCACGATCCAGCTGAGGTATGATCTTGTCCAGATAAGTATTTTTAATTTTGGATTTCTGTCTGATGTTAAGAATGAGTTCTGGAACATCTGACTGTTCTGCAAGTTCTTTGAGTACTTCTGCATCTGTTGAGTCAGCGCCTGTACCCGTCTTTTTTCCAGTAGGTTGTAAGCCGAGGTAGTCAAATAAAAGCTGACGCAACTGAACAGTACTATTAGGATTAAAAGGCTTTTCATTTATTTCTTCAAACTTCCTCACTTTTGGATTTTCATATAGTTTTGCAATTGCAGCATCAATATCATTCTGCATAATCTCTTGAGCTACAAGTAAACGCTCACGATCAAAAGGAACACCGTTGTCCTGAATGTTTGTTAAGAAGCGAGTACCTGGAATCAGAATATTATCATAGACCCAAGCAAGTTTCTTGTTCTGCTTAATCTTTACGAACTTCTCATAGATAAGAAACGTACAAAGTGCGTCCATTCCAGCATAGGTTTTCATAATGTCAAAAGGAATCATATCCCAAGTAAAGCTGTCATTACGAAGACCGTGCTCTTTCTTGTAGCGATCAATCCACTCATACATTGGCTTCTCATAGTCGCCGTACTTTGTGAACTTCATCGTAAGAGCCTTCAATCCATGAGTACCAGGATTCTCATCTATGCAATAGTGAAGAAGCATAGTGTCTTCAAAGTTGGGAAACTGAAAGCCAAAATGATACTCAAAGAAAGCCATATCGAATTTAGCGTTGTGAAAGATGACTGTCTTTTTATCGAACAGCTCCTGTAGCAAGGCTTCCGTTTCCTCGTTAAAACAATCTGTGTCAATGTATGCGCCTTTCTTGTCGTCATAGGCTAGAGAGATACCAAGCATATAGCCATCACGAGGATATAGTCCTGTAGTCTCTGAGTCCAGAGCGATATATGACTTAGGAGCATCAATTGCATCCTGGATAAACTTATTTGCGGTAGCGGTGTCTTGAATACCAAATGCGATAGATTCATCTATGATTACCTCTTCCACTTCACCTGCGATATAAGAAAGAATACTATCCTTGCTTGAGTCCCATACTTTCTTAGCTTCTGGCTTAAATGCAAGCATTGCAGGATTAATTACTGGTAAGAACTTCTTCTCTACGCACTTACCAGAGTATTCTGTAACTGAATTAATTTTTGTATAATATTTAAGTGCGTCAGATCCTACAAGAATCACCCAATCATATTCATCAGGATTCATTGTAATATCACAGTCTCGTTTGAGAACTTTCTTAATATTTGGATCTGAGCATAAAGCAAAGCGATCAAAATCGAATGCTCGATCAAACTCTGCTTTGAAATCTGTTTTAGAAGGTTTAGTTTCTACTAATGCAACTTTAGGCATATAATTTACTCTTTAGTTTCGTTACTTGAGTGTCTGTGAGTGCACCAGCGTCTTGATTCTTATTACCGAATCGAATATTCCGATGCGCGAGACCAACTTTCTCACACAGTTCCTGAATTTTTACTGAAGCAGTTTGACCTGCCTCGTCATTGTCAAGAAAGATATCAATCTGATCTACTCCTTCAATTGATAACATTCTCAACTTTTCTTCATCAACATTTTTTACGCCAAAACAACAGATGGCATTGTCTAAGCCTTTGTCGTGAAGATTTAACATATCGAAGATACCTTCTACAAGAATCACACTTCCATTTATCGGTTTCACTGTAGGAAACAACGGCATCTTTGCGCCTGGAGGACTATTCAAGTACTTGGGTATTCCGAGATCCATGTGACGTCCAACAAAGGCTCGAATATTTCCTGTACGGTCCCGAATAGGAAAAACAATTCGAGAAATAAACTCTTTGCCTGAATGTTGAAACGCCTCAAACTTTTTGTAGGTTTCTGGACGAATATTTCTCCAATTTCCTACATAAGGCATGTAATTGGTCGGGAAGGATAGACCAACGCTTTCGGCACGTTTCTCTCCAATTTTTCTGATTAGCATCTGTCTGCGTAATTGCAGCTGGTCTACCTTCTCGCCAAAATGTTTAAATAAGTTGCCTTTATACTGACAGGAGAAACAGTTAAAAATGCCTGTAACCTGATCTACTCTCATAGAAGGATTTCGATCAGGGTGCTCGGGGTTCAGGCAACTAATTACAAAGTCTGCACCTTTGGGTATATAGGGTATGTCTTTTCGTTTTAATAAATCTTCTACGTTCATTAACAGTCCGGATCAAAGTCAAGCCATTCTTCCAATTCAGTAGGCTCATAGTAAGAATCTTCTTCCCAGTATGAATCAATTACGTCTTGTGCGTACTGGTAGTAATCTGTCAGCTCATCATCAAATAAATGAAAATACTTTGAAAGTTTTCCAATAAATATCTCAGCTCTCTGAACATCTCCTACTTGAAGAGCGTTCTCAAGCGCATCAAAATATCCTTGTACTTTCACTTCAATACTTGGCTTCATCTACCTATATCCTTTACGTTTTCTCTGCTGATTACTTGGTAAGCACCCTTGTTATAAGCAGGTGCAATAGTGTATTTCTCCGATACTGTTTTACGGAAATCTTCCTCAACCTTGTGTGTAATTGCTGCTGTAACTTCGGCAGATTTATACTCTGGTGTGTCTCTACGATAAGTGTCCGTAGATTGCAAGGGACGAAACGCAGGCTTGTAGATATTTCTACGACCCCGCTGCTGCTTTTTCTTGCGACCAGATAAGGTATGGTTAAGACTTCCGTAAAACATTGCCATAAAAAAATACTCCCATCACTTTCAGAACATATATTATACCGAAAAATGATGGGAGTGTCAAGAACTTTTTTTACTAAAGGTCATCAATATCTTCGCCTGTTTTATGTGATGATGACTCTTTCTCTTTTGGAGTAAGTGCTGTATCTGGTCCAATCTTTAGAGTTTCCCAATCTACAGTGGAAGTAAAAGAACGCATACTGGCGGCTCGCATCTTAACACAGTTAAATGTCATACAAGCATCTTCTTGATCCCAGGTTTCTAACGCATAGGCAGCGTCAGCAGCATCAAGAATACCCTTCGCGAATCGGGCTTCGCCAGTAGCGTCAGTCTGATAAGGAGAAAACACAGTACATTCGTACTCTTGTGCCATCGCCTTGAGTGCTTTACTTACTTCAATCTGTTCAGTCCAGTCATACTGACCACCACGAGAAGGAACAGCAGAACGCTTAACCTGGTTGATATAGTCAACGATGATAATACCAGGATTAATAGTCTTTACTTTCTTGTCGAGTTCCGCACGGATCTTCGCAAGTGTAAGCGAAGGATCGTAGATTACGTCCAGTTGCTGAGTCGGGAGAAGCTCGCAAGTGGTTGTAAGATTTGTGTGAAACTGCTCGAAGTTTCGATGTTCTCTGTATTCTTTCAAACGGTCTTGGCCATTCTGAAAACGGCTTGCCCACCAACCGGCAACCTTCTCCCACTCAGTCACACTGAGATTTTTTGTCCGAAGACGCGAGAACGGCACACCCGTTGCGATTGAGCAAATACGCTGTAAAATAGATCGACTATCCATCTCAATCGTGAAATAAATAGCAGACCTGCCAGACTGAAACACATTGTTCGCAATATTAGCACATGTTAGAGACTTACCAGCACCTCGGCGACCTCCCACAAGTACCAAGTCTCGGGGGGAGAACTTGATATCGTGATCGTACTCGGAATTTAATCCAAGGCCAACATACTTGCCAATCTCTTCTTCAGGTTCAAACAGAGTGATACGTTGCATACTCTCCGTAGGAATCTCAAGATCAACTTTATCTTCAATGTCTAGGACAATCTGATGAAGCTGTCCGACAGACTCTTCAGCATCCGCAAATACTACAGAGTTGTCGATATAGTCTTCAAGCGCGTCCAGTATCTCACGCTGAGTATACTCATTCTTCAAATACTGAAGAAGGGCATAGGGTTCAACGTCAGTTTCTACTGCTTCGATTGCAAATACCTTTTGTTGGGTCTTTGCATCTCGAATACCGAGCTTGAGATCATCGAACGAGGGAAGCTGATGAAAGTTTTCACAGTGCTTATCTATGTACTTATGCAGGGCATGGTACTCAACCGGCAAGTATTCTTTGCGCACGTAACTCCACGTTTCGAAGTCGCGCAACGATATGACTTGCTTGATTAAAGCACTAGATATATTCAAAAGTTCCCCCGAACAAAAGAAATCCTACGTCTGCCGAAGCAGAAGCGTAGGAAGTATTACTTACGTAAATTACTGAGCAGCTTTAGCTGCTTTTGCCGCACCATCGTAGTCAGCGGCAGACAAACCACGGCGAGTCAGCATGGTTTTAACACCACGAGGAGTCTTGCCGATAGCTTCTGCAATTGCTTCTACAGTCATACCAGGAACGTCTACACCTTCGAGAGGATCAGACTTATCGGTACCTTTGGTGTGCTCTTGACGAGGAATCGCATCAATGTCACCTGAACGAAGCAAGCTCAGAGCTTTACCACGTACAGAGTTTACACTGCGGCCCATCGCCTCTGCGATTGCTTCTACGAATGCACCGTCGTTTACCATCTGGACAAACGTGGCTTCTTCGGCTTCGCTGTACGTACGAGTAGCTTCTACTTTAGGAGCAGGAGCAACATGACCAGTCAGTTCCATAGACAAGATTTTGCCTTGGATTGACTTCGCAGAGAAAGCACCGTTTTCAAACAACTCAGCAATTTGAGCGTAAGTATACTGACCACTATTGTCTTCGACAAATGCAGCCAGGGTTGCTTCTTGTGCTTCAGTGAAAGACTTTCCACCAGCAGTTGAAGCGAGTTCTACATCGTAGCCCATTTTTCGCAGTTTGCTCGAAACGGAACGAGTAGAGGTCTCAAGTTGATCTGCAGCTTCTGCTACAGTTGCTTGAGAGATAGGCGACTCATCGCCTACGAATGAGGTAAGAGCGGCAGTGCGCTCATCAGTCCACTTTGGTAATGCCATTATAAATTCTCCAAAAATTGTGTAAGATTTGTAACTATAGTTACGCCAGATTCTCTGGCTTTTTGTGTTTTGGACGACTCTATTCCACTCTCGTTGATTAAAATCGTCACTTCTTTTGTTAAACTACTCTTTACATCAAAGCCTGCGGCTTTCAGAGCTGTAGTAGCTTCGGCTTTAGTTTTGAAGCTCTTCAATTTGCCACTGATACATACAGTTCCCTGAGAAACTACAGGTGTAGTTTGTTTAAACTTAAAATCGAACGGAAGCAAGCCATCATAGTATGAATAAAAATCGCGTACTAACCAATCGAGTAAGTTAGCCATTGCCTTGGGTCCAAGCCCTGCTTTCTCACAAGTTTCTTCGTTAATTTCTGTAATGTGATTACAAACTTTTGAGAGCTTTTCAGTGGCTGTTTTTCCAATCAACGGAATACTAAACGCAGGCAACACTAAGTTAAGAGAAGCAGCTTTTGAATTCTGTATCTCTGCGTAGAGTTTTTCTGCGAGTTTTTCAGAAGAGAGGCACTCTGCAATACGTTCTTGAGATAACTGATAGACGTCCTCAATACCGTAGATACCTAGCTTTTCAATGGAACTAGGTCCCAGACCCTTAATTTTAAGAGTCTTTGCAAAGTGCTCAAGTTTTTTCTGTGCCTGAGAACCACAGGTTGGATTCTGACAGTACAGAAGATGATTAATCCATACAAGTTCCGACTCACAGCAAGGGCAGTGTGTGGGGGCTTGGATCGAAGTCATTTAGTGTTCCTCTGAATTTGAATGTATATTATATGAAAATTTAAGGTAAAAGTCAAGAACTATTTTTTCGAAGGTGGACTTATTCATCCACACGTCTTAAAATTCGAGGTATAATTTCCCCAGATCTAATCACTTCCACCATACATCCAATCTCCAGATTCAGTTCTCGAATATATTCGATATTGTGAAGAGTAGCGCGAGACACAGTAGCGTCCCCTACCAAAACTGGATCGAGGATTGCTACTGGACTCACTACTCCCGATTTGCCCACCTGCCAGACAACATCAAGTAGTTTTGTAACTACTCCAGCCTTCTGTTCCTTGAGAGCAAAGGCTCCGCGAGGATGGTGAGCGGTATACCCCATTTTGTAAAATGCCTTGTAAGAGTCGATCCGATAGACGATGCCATCAGTAGGATACTCTTCCGCATTGAATCTATTGATTGGAATGAAACCACAGGTGCGTAGAACACCCATTGCTTCTGTCCAAGTATTAAATTCAAAGCCTTGGATATCGTAAGCCACAAAGGTAAGTGGTCGAGTACGAAACTCGTCCATATCTTTGAGATTAAGAGACCCCGAGGCGACATTTCGCGCATTGGGTACTCGTGATGGGCAGACTACTTCACCAGTAATCTGAACAAAACCAGGAAAAGGAACCTTTTCTGGTACAAGACAGCGCATCTTCTCAGTGATATCACGTCCAAGATTACCATCTCCACGAGTAAGTGCGAGTGCTAGTACTCCTGACACATAGGTCAAAGAGACCGCAGCTCCATCGAGCTTTGGAGTTTTTACATAGCCATCTAATGCCGGAGCATCATTGATGTCAAAGTATTTTTGTAATGAGTACATTTTATAGAGATGAGGTATACCGTCAGTTACCTGGTGGCCTACTTTCTCGTATGAATACTTGTCTGCGAGTACATCAAACTCAGCATCCGACATAATCGGAGTACCAAGATAGTACATCTCAGCCGCGTGTTCAATAAAATCTCTCATATGCTCTCCCGCTCGAATAAGTGTATATTATACAGAGTTTAGCAAGAAAAGTCAAGAACTATTTTGAGTAGAGGTAGTCTAAAACATCTTTGAAGTGTTCTTCAAGAATGCCCTTGCTTTCCGCAAGCGATAGAATCTCTACCAGACCTTCAAATAGATTTCGTGAGTTATCAAAGTCAAGCGGCATTGCTATACCTTCCGGTGTAGGTTTCCACTCTTCTTCAAAGTCAAGATAATACTTGCGTAGATGAAGATATTCGACACCACGAAAACAATTTACAGTCAAACGTACTTGTATTTCTTTTGCTGCATCATAATGTATAATTTTTGAATACTCTTCAGGTGCTTCATGAAGTTCCATTTCTGCCTCCAGGGTTGTTTTTCAACACCGAAGACAATGGAACTACGCTAGTTACATTCTTAGGCTTAATTAAACGATAAGAATCTGTATCCCAGCAAAACATCAAAAGAGTATCAGCAGACTCGGTTGCCCGATTCTTTTTTTGTTGAATATAAGGCGTACTAAAATCCAATGTACAGACATTGTACTTCAGTTTTTTACTGTTTTCACTTCGATAAGTAATTACAGCATCGCCATAGTCTTCAACAACCTGTGCTAGTTCTTCTTTTTTCACAGTTGCTCCTTTAAAGCAGGTTAGCAGAATCTTCTACTGTGCTGTCATGTAAAGGAGTAGGGGCCGAAGCCCCGAAATAGAACTTAGTTATTGACTGCTGTAATTACTGTAGTAAAGTATTGAGCTGCTTTACCAGTCAGTTTGCTTAGAATTTCTTCGTCAACTTCCTGGCCTGCATCAGAGATAGCTGCTGAGAGTGCTTCTACAGCTGCTGCTTTTGATACTCGCGTGCCACCAGTAGAGGCTTTCTTTTCTCCACCACCTGCGGCAGGAGTTTTCTTGACGTATACACCTGCTTTTGTCAGAATCATACGTACACCGTTTGGTGACTCTTCGTATTCTTCTGCAATTTCTTTGACGATTTCCATTGAAGTTTCTGGAGTCGGCTCTGCCTTCTCATATGCTTCAATTACTGCTGCGTTTTTTCGCGTCATCCCCTGCCATGTTGCGTTTCCTTCTGCGTTGTGATATTGGTGCTCCAGGACAGTTTCCCGTAGCGGCTAATTGCTGTTGATAAAATCTTTCGCCCATGCGGTCCTCAACTTGTGAAATGATATTATACAGAATTTCACCAGTTGTTGTCAAGAATTATTTTTAGATAGTACTCAAATCCACGCCATATTGTTTGAGGTGTTCGAGCTTCGCCAAATCATAGGC